TATAGAAACAGGTAAAAACAAATATTACAGACAGTTATACCTACGTAATGAGCAAGACTTAACAATGTTATTACTGGTGATTAGTTAATGATTACTATAGAAGATATACATAAAATCTGGGGCACCGAGCAGTATCATACTCATGCTATCCTACAAGGGTGGCATGAGTTTACCTGCTACGAAAGCCAACTTGAGCAACTAAGCACCTATACCAAAGAACGCTACGACCAAAATCCAGATAAGGTTGTACAAGAAGTATTTGATATCTATCGTAGCATTAATATTGTGCCTATTGTCTACTATACTGAGCCGGGTATCAAGCAGGCCATCATAGACCTAGACAATACAGTTGCCAATAGTGTCGAGATTATGGAAAATAAGGCTCAACTTAAAAAGAACCCAACCATACCTTTGGGTAACAACCAAGGACAATCAATAAATAGATTTTTATTCCCTAATATGATGACTGCTGAGCCCAAGGGTCGCGGCAGTAACAGTTTACGAGATAGGTTTTTCGATGACAACAAACTTCTACGTGCTATACGCTTATGTTTTGATTTTAGAGATGGCAATAATCTTGCACATCCTACTGCTATCAGACGTGCTCTCGAACTGGTTACTGGAGAAAATATTCAGAACTTCAAGGCGCTCAATGCACGTGCGATTGTTGAGTATCTTTGCCCTGTACTTTGGGGTAGCGTATATGATTACTCGGCTGGCTATGGCGGCAGGCTTCTAGGCATTAGTACTAGCAAGATGCGCTACAACTATACGGCTGTTGACCCTAACACAGAAACTGTTGATTACCTAAACTATCTAAACGATCTGATCTATGATAGTGTAGGCAATCGTGGGGTTATTGTTAAAAGTGTTAGCGAGGAATACAAGCCAGATGGATTAGTTGATCTGGCATTTAGTAGTCCGCCGTACTTTAACTTAGAAAAATACTGCGACGAACCTACACAGTGCATGAATCAATTTACCTCATTAGATGATTGGTTTGATGGTTATGTAGCACCTACTATGCAGAATATCATAGGTAGCCTCGAAGATGACGGTATATTTGCTACTAACATCGCTGACTACAAGATAGGCAAAGATAAAGAGTTCAAAGTTGTTGACCGTTGGATTGAAACTGCTGAGAAGTTAGGTTTCAAACATCGAACTACAATTAAGATGATGCTGAATACACGCCCGGGTGTAGGCAATGATAAAACTGCTGGCAGAGAAAAGTACGAAGGTGTTTATGTCTTCCGCAAAAAATAATAACAGTTTGTACAGTGACTTGCCTAATCGCATCGACACTATCTTAGGTGAAGATACCCACTTACACAAACTTAAACAGCTATCTCTTGCTCGTAACGCTTGGATGGCAGAATTTGGCCAGGAGCCTAAATTGCCACTAGACACTTGGTCATTTGCTATGTGGTTACACGATCGCTGGGGCATAGAATTAAGATATAATTCCGAAAGTATGGGCTTGGCTGGATATAATGTTGTTGACAAACAAAAATACTTATTGTTCTGCATGGTGTTTCCATGAAGTTTAAAAAGGTATCACAAAGTGAACGTGCCTGCTTCTATGCTTTAGTAGAAGATACTAGTGCCGCAGAATATAGACAGTTAGTAGACTGGCTTACTGTACACTGTCCCGACAGTTATGAACTTAACCGTATGCATCTAATCATCGCTCGAGAAAATGAATTATTTTTTGAGTTGACTTTTCCAACAATTTAGCGTATAATACACATATGAAAATAGCACTCGCATCCGACATCCATTTAGAGTTCGGTGATATCGAACTTAAAAACACAGAATCTGCAGACGTCTTAGTCTTAGCGGGCGATATCTGTGTGATTGATCACTTCCGTTACGGTAACAAGTACAGCGAACGTTACTTTAACTTCTTTGAGCAGGTTAGTAAAGAATTCCCACAGGTTGTTTATATCCTAGGCAATCACGAATTCTACAACTACGATATTCCTCGAGCAGAAGAAAAGATTAAACACTGTTTAGATCATTTAGAAAACGTACACATCTTATGTGACGAAACATATGACTTAAACGGATATACTTTTATTGGCGGAACATTGTGGACTGATTGCGACAATGAAGATCCAATGACATTACATGCAGTTGAGCATATGATGCACGACTTCCGTTGTATTCACGACACTAGCAAACCTAAGAGTGGAACTACTAAGTTCTTACCTAAGGATGCCGCTAATCGTAATCACAAGTTCTTAGATTACATTAATGCTGTTATAGGTGGAGACGGCAAGTACATTGTTGTAGGACACCACGGTGCTACACATAAGAGTATCGATCCTAAGTATGCTAATGCTGGCCTAATCAATCATGGCTTTGTCAATGATCTAGAAGATTATATTGCTCATCGTGAAAAGATCTTGTTATGGTTACATGGACATACACATGATCCATTTGACTACATGGTAGGTAGTACTCGTGTTTGTGCTAACCCACGTGGCTACAGTGGTCATGAACCTCGTGCTGATTGTTTTCAGCTACAGTTCATTGATGTATGAGAAGTTTAACTTGGGCAGAACTACAAGAGTTTGAACGGGATTTGCTGTTTAAGCAGTTAGCCAATCCTGATTATCGTTACGGGCAGGCCTTGTTAAATTACTTTCCTTGGATTTATAAAAATTTACAAGACAACGACATTAGACAAGGTGTTGTTATGACCATATGGCAAAGCAACGACCGCAACGAAGTAATTGACCTAGTAGGCTTGGTTACATGGGTAGATGATGAGTAAAGCTGTTATATTAAAACATCGTGAGTGGGATCGTATCTTTGCGCAGATTAAAGAAGATTACAAGGATGCCCCTGCTACCTACCTAATACGCAGTCGCATGAAGCGTGATCTAGGATTTAATGTACGTGAACATCGTGAGTACAAACCGTATGAAATGGGCTATGATCCCGACCACGATTATCGCGATGACAGTAGTCAGATACATCTTGACTTTTACAGTGAAGAAGCACGTACTTTCTTTGCGTTAAGGTACTTAAACCGTGACGAAGGTTGAAATGTGGCCGCCACCAGACTGGACTGAGGTAGTTATAACTTGGACCTGGATTATGGCAAGGCGCAACCACGATATCAATGAATTGTTTAAATGGCTTAATAAACAGCCAGGAGGCAAGTACCATTTGTCCGGCAAAGGTGAAGAACATGATTTTGCCTTTAGGTTTGAAAACCCAGCAGATGCGGTTTGGTTTAGTATGAACATACCCTCATGACACAACCTGTTTATCTAGACATAAAGAATAATCCAGAAGCACAAAGGATATTTAATAACTTTAGTCGTAGTGTATTGCGTGATGAAGGATATGATGCTTGGGAGCATGATCTAGAGTTGTATAATGCTAAACATTACTTTCAGCAGAGCAAGCAAGGTGTAATTAAAAAGCATTTTATACGCTTTGGTAGTGAGCGAGACCTGACAGCATTTTTATTAAAGTACGCATGAAGATACCTAAAGAACAAGTTATACAAGCTCAAATTGATGATGACCTTTGGCCAGAAGATGAAACATCATGGTGGTCAGATGACTATCGTGAGGACTACTGGGATGGTGTTCTTAGCGGAGAAATGAGCTGGAAGTGGTACATGTATGTAAAACAGCTCAGCGAAATCGGATGGAAGGAAGTAGTCATCAGTCGAGACCACAAAGTAGAAACTGTTTTAAACTGGTTAAAGGCTAACTATCCCTTCTGTCAGGTTAGGACTGAACATCAACACATGTTAATAGAAGATGAACAAGCAGCAATAATGGTGGCACTACAATGGGCTTAGAAGATTTGACGGAAGATAGTTTAGAAAAGGCTGTATTAGCTGACCTTGACAATGAAATCACCAAGTCAATTAATGACGAAATGCGTTATTATCTAATGATGCAGTACTACGCAGGTGTAGAAAATTGGACTAAAGTTACATTGGACAAGCTACAAGATAATCGTCATGCTGTGGATATCACCTATTGGTTAGAAGAACAGGGGTTTGTAGATAAAGAAGATTACTATCGTGATGGCCGTGAGTTTATATTCCTAAATCCCAAACATGCTACATTGTTTACCTTAAGGTGGGTATGAAACGTATTGAGTTAAATTACTTGTTTAATGAAGTTCACGTATGGTTTTCAGAAACATATGGCATGCCTCTTCACTGGACAAATATTATCACCGAGCCTAAAGAGTTAGAAGGCAAGCACTGGGCTGTAGGTAGTATGTTATACAATGATGGTCAGTATGATACTGTGGCTTGTATTTGGTGTGATGAAGAAGCATATACTATGTATAGCCTAAGGTGGCAATGACAAACTTTCACTTCTTAGACGACTTAGATGCGCCCTTGGTTGTAGTGGTAGACAATCCCTTACTGTGGGCAGATAAGCGTAATGAACTATATCTATGGTTACAGGCACATGACTGCGAACAAGGTATGTATGGCGGCTTAATCATGCTGCCTAGCGAAGAAGTTAAAACATTATTCATCTTGGAGTGGATGTGAGACCAGCACCAGCAGAGCGCCAACAGTGTGAGCAAATCCTAGAAGATGAGGGATGGACTAGTGTTAAGGTTGTTAAACCACTTAAGAATCCAGAACCCACTTACTACGAAATGCTTAAATGGTGCGATGACACATTAGGAGTTGGCCGTGTAGAACCTAGTCAGAGTAATTGGTTAGATGACCATGATGTTTGGTATAGTTTTACTTGGTATGGGTTTTTCCGTTTTCATTTTAAGCATAGTAAAGATGCCGTAGCATTTACATTGAGGTGGACATGAAGCAGGTTATTTGGGCGGCTAGAAATTCAGGCAAATCGATAGTAATGGAACAAATTATGGCAGAACGTATTAGAAGAATATACACACTAGAGCAATATTTAAAGCAATTGACTATGAGTGATCGAGGCCCTGGCATGGATGAGCAGTGGATGACTCTAAAGTTACAGCAACATTGGCCAGGCCCGTACAAGGTTGAAAAGGTCATCGATTATCAGTGGCAGAGTATCGAGTATAAAATTGTGTTTAATACGCCAGAAGAAGAAACTTGGTTTAGGTTACAGAACTAATGAGTATCCTAGACGGTGCTAACGGGCGTAGATTTATAGCTAGCGGTCCGTTTGATGACGAAATGCCCTATCACTATATTGTTATAGCTGATATTAGTTATTGGATGAAAAACGAACCAGCAATATATAGTTGGATGGAAGAAAACTTACCCAGGGGTCGTCTACATCAAACAGGCATGACCTTGGCATTAGAGACAGAAGAACAGGTTACAGCATTTTTATTAAGGTGGGGATAATGACAACAATATTTTTAGATATGGATGGTGTAGTAGCAGACTTTGACGCTTACGCCAAGGAAATCTTAGGATACAGTACACCGGGCGGTAAGCGTTATCCCTTAGATGACTGGGCAAAGATTTCAGCTAATCCTAGATTCTACAGACACTTAGAAGTATGCGCTGGTGCTGACCTGTTAGTCAACTGTGCTTGGGCTCTGGCAAAACGTCACAGTTATGATGTTAAATTCTTAACAGCTATTCCTAGGGCCAACGATGTGCCATGGTGCTTTAATGATAAGGTAGAGTGGGCCCAACAATGCTTCCCGGGGATTCCTGTATGGTTTGGTCCATACAGCAATGACAAGTACAAGCACTGTCAGCCTGGTGATGTCTTAATTGACGATCGAGATGATAACGTAAATGAGTGGACAGCCGCAGGTGGTATCGGTATACTACATCAAGGTAATGTTGAAGCTACATTAAAAACTTTGTATGCTAGTGTAGAGTAGCATTTGGTGGGCGTGTTTCAGTAAACTTCTTAACTAAGAACGTAATAATTTCTTCCACGGTTGCATCAACTTCAGTGTCATCTTCCATATCGGTAGGCCAACTAATTCCTTTTAGTTGTCCCGCTGAGTTTACAACGAAAACAAAATCCTCGTCCTGGATATCTTCAAGAACGTCATAGTCGTCTGACTCTAGGTCTTTTACAAGTTCTTCTGTACTTTTTGACATTTTCGTTCTCCTTTAGATAGTTTGTATAGATAGCAATCTTTTTTAATAAACGTTTTATTACCGGATGATGTGGCCCAAATGCTGTATAGTAGTGTTTTAGATCTAAACTTTCTACTTTAGTATTTAACAAATTTGCTATATAAAATCTAGCTGCTATATTTGCTGCAAACGCATCAATTTCATCCGGTTGACCTAAGTACTCTTGGTCTTCTCTTATTTTAACATCTTTATGTGCGCTTTTGTAGCCTTTATTTAAAATAAAATTTCGTGATCGATATTGGTGTTGATGTTGATATTCATGCACTAAAACCTCAACCATTTCTAATGCAAACAAGTCTGCAAATCTATCGGTTATTTCCATCGGCATGTGCTTTGGATGATTAACAATTAGGTTAACTATGAATGGTTTCTTATAACGCATGTCAAGATCGCAATCATATTCAGCGCCAATTGTAAAATCACCCGGATCAAGTAGCTCATTATTTTCGTGTATTTTAACTCGAATCGAGTGTCGTTGGCTTAGGTGTGCTTGCAATCGTCGAGCAAGTACTCTTGGCCTGATATTTTTACCAATTAAAGTAACTATCCATTCACTTATATGCTTGTACTCTAGCGATGGATTAATATACATATCTTACCCTAGTGCTTTTGGACTTCCGCCACTCATTTGACTATCTAGTTCCGCTTTTAATTGTGGTAATATCCTAACCACATCTGGCGAAACTCCCGGATCTGATGTGACAGATCTTTCTTTAGCTGAAGTGTATAAGGTAGTATAATCACCAGAATACATAACAGCATACGGTCCGTATCCCGATACTGTTGTATAATCTCCGTTTTCTAATCGCCAAAGAACGTCAGAGGAAGAATTTGCCACAGCTGATAATGTTACAAATGTACCGGTGCCCGGTCCAGATGTACGCGGAAATTGTCTAGACACAGTAACAGGATAGTTAACGGTTTCTTTATCAGGAGCCGGTGGTGATGGAGTTGTAACCACCGGTGGCATAGCATTATCTGCTAGTAATTTGGCATTTTTGCCTTCAGCCAAACTTGCTTTGATCGCTTCACCATATGCTGTACTTGTATCAGCTAGATTATGCAAAACATCAGCAATACCACTGCCGCTAGTATCTGCACCATACTTATGTAGATTCTGAGCGAATGACATAGCTGTGCCTAATGTGTTAGGTGGAGGTGTAGTTAAGTCTACTCCTGCCGTGGTAAACAGCCCTGCGGCACTAGATATTGACGATGTAAGGGCCGAAATAGCGTCAGCAACATTATTGCCTACATTTTGCAAGAAACTAGTAATACTTGGGCCACCCGCTAAATGCTCAGTAAAATCTGTCATACTAGGTAATCCCAGAGGGCCATTTCCGCTACCGGTCAGTGAATCAATAGTTGATTGGTGATCCTTAATTAATCCGCCCAAGTCGGGAAAACTAGCAGTAGACAACGGGGTTTGTACTGACTGAATCATTCCAAATAGCCCAGGAGCCGCAGAGGCGTTTTTAATCGACGCTGCGCCCATGTTATTTAATTGTACAGTTAGACCAGGTACTCCGCCTGAAACTCCACTAGCGGAAGACGGATCTAATTTTGTAGGGTCGCCAACATCTGCAAGGCTTTGTATACTAGTAGAATTCATCACTGCGTCTTGCAATTCACCTTCAAGATTTCCTACTGTGGTCCTAAGATTTTCAAAAAACTGTGTGTCAAATGCTGGGTCAACTTCAGTTACTGTGTTAAATTCAATTGTGTCATTGATATCTTGAATGACTGATGTTGGAGAACCTGTATAAATTATACGACCCGAACTACCAACTACTCTGATAGATGCTCCTGTATCTACAGAATCAGCAAATACTTCCCAACTGCCTGTATCACTACCTACCACTCTCGATAGTTTAGGTGCTGCAGGTGGTAGTCCACCGGTTGGACTAATATTAAATTGTTCAGCTACAGTATTAATGATATTTGGATTTTTTATACCTGCCAAAACTCCGGCAATTTTGTCAGCATATACCGGATTATCTAAATCTGCTAACGGTACGCCAGCGGCCGATAATGCACTATTAACACCAGAATAATTTCCTAACTTATTAGATTGTAGAGCTTTAACAATACCCAACGGGCTACCAAAATTCTTAATGTCCACGCCATTAAACATCGTTCCTGCAGATGCCATCATTGCACCAGCCGATGGTAAGTCTCCAATAGTAGACGTTAATCCTTGATCTACACTACTGCCTAAATCAGTAATACCGCTACCAAGATCGCTATAGCTCATATTAGCCATAAAATCTGTTGCTTTACGCATCTCAATTGAATCTTTAATATGATTCTGAGCTTGATTTAGAAAACTACCAAAGGCCGCGTGGTTTGGTGTGCCCCCAAATCCTAGACTGGACTGAAAACTTGTCATACTAGACAATGCTGTTGTTGCAGCTGTGACTACGTTAGCTGAATATATCCCGCCAGTATTTGCTGCTATCCCAGTTAGGTTGCTCATGGCAACTTGTACTGAATTGGATAAAGTAAGGGCAGACCCTTGATTTATTCCTATCATTGCAGTAAAGGTTGCCGGAGTTAGAGATGCTGACGGAGTAGCTAGAGAAAGTTTTAAATTCTCAGCTACTACTGCACCAGCTTTAGAAGTTACAAGACTTATGTCGTGTTCGGACATTGTTTATTCCTAGGTAATAATACCGCCTGCGCTCACTGGTTCGATACCAGTAGTAGTTTTAATGTAATGATTTTTAACATCCTCTACTGTAGGATTATGTAACATCACATGTTCTTTGCCAAGGCGTATACTCTTATTTAAGTCACTTGTGAATAGACTTTGTAACAGGCCAATCCCCTGCTGGCTTGGCATCACTGTTGTTGGTTTACTAATAACAAATTCTGTATCTGTTTCTTCTAATACTTTAGCAATAATTTCGTCACCATTTACAAGTTTAAACGATACAATAGTATCTTTGTCGTATGATTTAGTTGTTAACAATTGAGTCTCCTAGTCGTTGTTGAATTTCGTCATCTGATAATTTTGCTAGCCCTTGGTATCCACCTGCTACAAATAGTTTACCATCTAGGTAAATCTGTGGTGCTGTGCGGTGACCTTCTGCAATTAACCATTCGCGTGCTTCTGAATTTTCGTCTATTTTAAGTTCCACAAATGGAATATTTTTAGACTTTAATAAATGTTTTGCTTGATCGCAGAATGGGCAGTTATTTTTTGAGTAAACTGTTAGCATAGTAAATTATCCTTATTATAGTGTTGGTAGTAGATCGTAATCAATGCCATCGCTCATAACACCAATTACGTAATTTGTACTTTCGTTTTCTTGTAGAGCTGTTTGTTTTTTGCTGGTATCGCTGTGTTTGTTAAACCAAGGAATAGGGGTTGTTTTGGGTGCTGGATTCCAGTACTTAATACCAATTTCTTTCAATGCGCTTACTGCGGTATAGTCAACAAAGTCTTTAAGTATGTTAGCGTTAAGACCAATCACTGGACCAAGTTTAAACAAATAGTCAGCCCATTCTTTCTCTTCGCGGATAACATCAGTATACATTTCTATTACTTCTTGTTCACATTCGGCTTTGACTTTAGCAAAGCGTGGATCCTCTTTTACTACTTGATTAATAAGATATGCAGTCCAGCCTTTGTGTAGTAGTTCGTCTTGTAGAATTAGGCTAATAATGTTACCGTTGCCAATAAAGATCTTGTTCTCGACCATTGCCAAACTTGTAGCAAATGATACCATAAAGCGGAATGCTTCTAGTGCATAGCTAGCGTGAAGTGCTAGGTATATTGACTTAATGTGTTCCTCTTCAGTAACTAGTCCGTCTCCAATTTCTTTTTGGCAGTTTAAGTTATGCAGATAGTCATAATACTTGCCCACGCTACTAGCCATGCTGACAATTTCTTCTGTATCATGAATAGTGTTGAACACTTCTTTTGGCACGTTATAGATATTACGAATAATGTGACTGTAGCTACGGCTGTGAATGTTAGTTTCAAAGAATGTCCAGTTATATACTAGAGCTTCTAGTTCTGGTAAACTAACAACTGGTGTAAAGATCTGACTAGGACCACGACCTTGTAAACTATCTAGAGCTGTTTGACGTAGTAAATTACTAGTGAAAATATGTTTAACAGCATCACTAGCATCTTTAAAATCGCCTGCGTCTTTAGTTAGGCTAACTTCTTCCGGCACCCAAAAGAATCCTCTGGCTGTAGCTTCAAAGTCAGCAATCTTCTTATACTTAACTTCTTCAAAACGTTGAATGGTTACAGGACCAGCTGGATCGAGAAACATCTTACGGTTAAGATAGTCTGTTTTTGTAGTTAGGTTATATTGTTTTTTACTCATAGTTTACAACTCTCGCAATCTTCTTCAATGTATTCTTCAACTAGCTGTGCTGTAGGAGCAACTTCTTGTTCCATCTTAGCACCTTGTTTATTAATTAAGCTATAATAGAAAGTCTTTATACCCCACATGTGTGCCTGCATTAAATTTTTAGCAATTAGTGTAGTTGGCACTTTACGATCTGCAAAATGTGCCGGATTGTAGAATGTGTTAGTGCTAATACTTTGATCTACATAGGCCGCTAATACAGCCGCTGTTTTTAAGTACCCATCACAATCTTTCTGTTCCCACATTAGTTGATAACGATTTTTCAACTTGTTATATTCTGGAACAACTTGTATAAACGAGCCTGCTTTTGATTCCTTAACTGTAATCAAGCTCATTGGCATTTCAATACCGTTAGTTGAGTTAATTACTACACTTGAACTTTCTACTGGTGCCACTGCCATCAAGGTAGCGTTACGTACACCATAGCTACGCATATCGCTACGTAGTTGTTCCCAATCTAGTTCACGGGTTGGAGTAAAGTCAGCAAGTTTGTTAACTTCTTTAGCTCGACGTTCCCATGGGAAGTGCCCTTGGCCATAACGTGTGTGTTCGCTATGTTTACATGCACCACGTTCTTTAGCTAGCTCAACAGTTGCTTCTGTTAAGTAGAACGCTTGATGTTCCATCCATGTTTTAACTTCTTGTAAGGCGTCTGCTTCGCCGTAGCGTAAGTTCTTTTTAGCATGCCAGTAGGCTAAGTTGGTAATACCAATACCTAGTGGCTGTATCTCATCGTTACTTAACTTACTTTGTATGCTTAAGAAATCTTGATAATCTAAGATATTACATAAACTACGCTGTAAGATACGACAAGCGCGGCGCATGTCTTCCGGGTTACGGAAAGCACCCCAATTAATACTGCCAAGTGTACACAATGCTATTCTACCATCTTCATCATCTAAGCGTTTGAAACTCTTAGTTGGGAGTAAAATTTCACAGCACAAATTACTTTGATAGATTGTGTGATACTCTGGGTCAAACGGTCCTTGGTTCATAACATTATCAACAAACACCAGATAGATACGACCAGTATCAGTTCTCTCTTTTAAGATGCCGCCTTTGAATACTTCTTCAGCACTCATAACTTTCTTGCGTAGGCCGCGTTTAGCTTCATACTTGACATATAGCTCTTCAAACAATTCGGTGTTTTTGTAAAAGGCTTCGTATAAGTCAGGTACTTCGTTAGGATCAAAGAATGTTATATTTTCTTTGTTTTTGAATCGTCTCCAGAACATAGCGTTAAGCACAACGCCATAGTCCATGTGTCTAACTCGAGTTTCTTCTGTGCCTTGATTATTTTTAAGCACGATAAGATCATCAAACTGATGATGCCAAATAGGATAAAAAACTGTAGCACTAGCATTTCGAATACCACCTTGTGAACATGAACGTAAATCACCAAACCATTTCTTAAGGAACGGAATCATACCTGTGTGCATGATTTCTCCGCCTCGTATTGGACTACCTAATGGGCGCAGACGACCAATCTCTAAACCAATGCCAGCACGCTTACTGGCATATTTTGCCATCATTTCTCCGCTAGCAAAAATACTATCAAGATCATCATCACTACGGATAAGGACGCAAGAACTGAACTGTTTAGTAGGAGTGCCAAGCCCAGCGAGAACAGGAGTGGCGAGAGTAAACAAACCATCACTAGCGGCATTGTAGTATTCCTTAATATATTTTAAACGTTGTGCAGATGCTTCGTTATGGAAAACTGTTGCGGCAGCTATGATATAACGAATTTGTGGAGTTTCATAAATTTCTTTTGTAGCACGGTTACGTACAAGGTATTTCTCAATGAGCTGTTCAATCGCAGCGTAGCTATATTCTTCGTCTTTAGTGTGATCAAGCATGTCATTCATCTTATCCCACTCTTCTTCAGTGTACCAACCTAGTAGCTCAGGCGTGTATAAGCCTACCCCAATGTTCTTTTTAACGATTTCGTACAGGTGGGGAACCTGATAGTCGCCATATACATCCTTGCGTAGCATAGATAAACGTTGCTTACCTGCTACATATTGATAATTAACATGTCCTACATCTGGTTCATGCTCAATATCGATTAAGTCTACGATAGCACGAAGTGTTAGTTCGTCAATTTCCCTTGTTGAAATACCATCGTAAAAGTGTGGTTGTGCTTTGATTTCAATCATACTCTGACTAACATCTGCTATACCTGCACATACTTTACTAATCTGGGCTTGCCATTTACTTACGTCTAAGGGAACGATGGCTCCACTGCGTTTTTTGACTTGAATAGTGCTCACTTGATTGCCTCTTATTAATACTTGTCTAAATGTAAATCTTTACTTGAATATTTGTAAAGTAAATCTAATTTCTGTTCTTCGATCTGTTGTGTATTTACTATCTCAAAAGGGTAGTAATTAAGAATATATTTTCCACCGTCAAT